CTGAAGGCTCCATGTAGTCTATATCGCAACCTTCTTCATCTGATCTATCTGGTCGTTTCCCTGGTAATCGTTCATAAAAACGATTTCTGTCTCGACGTTCGGCTCTCAGTGCTAACGCAAGAAGTTGCTCAAGCGAGGTATTTGCACCAGCAATAATTTCATTGAGAATATCTTCTGTGAGATCTTTCGCTACCGTGCTCATTTATCTCTCTCAGTATGTTGCGATGGCGTAAATTTGACGACATCAAATATTTTGGATGGCATCAACTTTATCCGCGAGCTTAGTTCGGCTCTTCTCTGTAATGCGGTTAATAATGTTTTCGTTCTGACGCCTTCGTGTATCCTCATCCCTGGCACAAGGACTACATCGCAGGGGAGATGCTCAGGTGACAAATCATTTTGGGCATCACCAATAAGTTGTGTAATCTCTCTTTCAAGCCGACCGCCTAACTCCGTTTTAGTGCAATGTTCTGACCAATCGCCAGCCTCAAGAAGCGCGAGAATGTTTAAAATATCGTCCACAAGAGCAGTAGTGTCGCCGATGACAGGAAAGGGATCGGCATAAAGCGCGACAATATCCCCAATCGTTTTTTGTTCCGCATCCTCAATATCTAAATATGCCGGAGTCGAAACAATTGCCGGATCGGCCAAATCATCTTTCATTACAAACGCAGATGGCTTTTGTTCAGACAAGGCCAGTAACACATTCGCCATACGATGTGCGATGTGCTTTTTTCCGTAATCCTTTGTTGCCTGTGTTAGTTCTTCTTTTGTCATTTCAATCATCGTAAGGCATCCTCCACACTTAGCAGTCCGTTCCGCAAAAGATAATCCATTGCCCTATCCGGTAATTTGCAATCAGGTTTTGCTTTTTTCAGTTGGCTGACCAATTGTTTAACCAGCATTGTTAATTCGATAACCTGGTAGCGCGGCAATGGTGAATTATCGGCTTTACCCTGGATGACTGAACGTCCTTTCTCCTCCTTCGACGGTTCTGGCTGCGCCATGTAAAGCGGGGCAACATGTGCGACAGAACCGAGTGACTCATGTATCCGAACCCATGTATCTTTCTCTGCACAGTCACGGTAAATAATAGAGACTGATTCCTGATCGTTTTTTGTGAGTGTTACCAGCCACGCCACTGGCTCTGCCTCCAGTGAGGTCAGTGCAATTCGAGCCAGTTTTAGATCTCGTTCAACCATCTCATGAACAACTTTGCAGTCCGCTCCTTCTTTACTAACACGTCCTTTCAAGTCTTCCAGATAACTAACGCTTTCGCGTGCATGGGAGATTAACTGTTCTTTGGTAAAGGTGGTCATTAGGTAGCTCTCTCAACAACAAGCAATTCGTCGTAGTCATAATCAGTTTCGGAACCATCCGTACCGAACAGAGTCACTTTTTCACCGTTCATCCAGAAAGATTTAACCGCACATCGTTTGCCTTTAGATGTTATGACCACATCACCTGGGGTTACATCTTCAGCGCGAACTTCTACTGTTCTCATCATGCTGACCCTCTTTGGTGAAAACGCCTGATGCAATACTGTTTATGATGCTGTCAGTACAGGGAGTAGAAAGCTGGGCATCTCCAGCTATTTTCATGACTTCGACATCCGCATATCGAATACCGAGGTGTATCAGACCTGCTATACCTGACTTAAGTCGAACATTTTCCATAAACAGATCCTTTTCCCGCTGTTTAACGGTCTCCAGCTCAACACGCAGTTTCTCAAGCGTTAGGGCCATCTCTACGTTCTCCTGCTCAAGACGTCGGATGTGTTGCTGTCTTTTATCCAGTTCGTCCAGCAGTGCAATCACATCGGGATCACTATCATCAACTACTGTTACGCGTGATTTTTCATAATGTTCGTCTGCAAAAGTACGCCCTATCTTAAAATATCCGTCATCACCCTCACCGGAACAGGCATAAACAACATGTGCTCCAGATATGCGCTGTATTGACATTTCCTCGCCACAAACAGAGCATTTAGGCGCTGGTTTTGGTGAATAACGTTCACGTAACGTCAGGTAGTAAATCTCATTCACTGTTTAGCTCCTGTACGAAGCTCAGCGGCAAAAGCTACTGCGTGATCATGATGTTCAAGTGTGTATGCGCACTCAGCAAACATCTCCACGCCCTGCGCACGTACTTCAGCCAGAAAAGCATCGGTTGCTGGAGTCTCCGTTAATTCGCTAACCCAATTATCTCCGTGTTCCTCGGCACACATCGCATCGAATGCTCGCTCAGATTCTTTCAGGGCTGCATTCTCCGCCGCTAATGCGTCTCTCTGCGCCCGCAACTTCTCAATTTCGGCAGCCATGTAGTAACCAACCATAGCGAAAGTGGCGAAAGGGTAGTCCGAATCATCAGGAGATACGGAGGCCATTAGCAGACCATCGTGCATGTTCTGGCTTCCATCAGTGATGGATACCGCATAAGAATCGCTGGTTTCCCGTTTATACAATACGACGACCGGGTTCTTGATTTTCTCTCTCATTACGATGCCTCTAACTTGTCTAACTCTTTCAGCCCTTCACGTACCGCGTTCACAATGCGTTCCAGATACTGGTATTTCGGGTTTGGTATCGTTGGCCAGTCGGCATACCACGGATCATCACCAAATAGATTCAGCAGTTTGTTACCGATGCCGAGACAACAGCAGCTTTCTTTGACATCATCTGCGTTTTCCGCCTCGACCCACATTTCGCGAGCCTGTACAGCATCGATTTCTCTCTCTCTTCGTAACTTTATGATTTCTGACTTCACGAAAAGCAGATTTGCATCGTTGTCATCGTCGACCGTGCTTAGCAGTTGAGGGTCGAAATTGTCGATTAGATAGTCGTTGCTAACTCGCTTGATGAACGTCTGCACATCATCACCGCCCATAGCAAACCAAGCCGCAGTCCACGCTTTTCCGTAGCAGGTGATGGTGATTCTTCCCTTACCAGGTTCGTAGTTTTCAATCATCACTCGAACCGGATCGAGGCGTTCCAGATCCGTCAGCACAAAGGAAAGAACATCTATTTTTTCGACCTTCATGCAGCCTCCCACGCGCTCCAGATCAGCGATTTGTGTTTTTCATAACGTTTGATGTGTACCGGTTTCAGAAGCGCAATACCTTCTGTCACTTTCGCCATTGCGCTTAATAGCAACGGGTGTTCTATACCTACCCTCTCCATGTACTCGACAACATCAGCATTGGCACCAATCTCTTTGCCGTTAAAGAGTACGTCCAGCATCAGTTCTTTCTCTGCAAGGTAGATAGCTGAAAACTCAGGATCGCGACTCACGATAGAAGAGGTATTGTCCAGCAGGTCAGCCAGCTTGATCATGCGCGTCTGCATGTTGAGATTTTGCTCCAGCTCCCGGACATTGATGATGAAACGCTGTATTCGATTGCCGTCTTCTGGCCTTGCAATGTTGGTCAGAGCCAGAACCATTTCAGCTACGCGCTCACCGAAGTGATCACGAACCATCTCTATGGTTACATTTGTGTCTTCGACCACATCATGCAGAAGCGCCGCGATCTGCATCTCCACGGTTCCGTCATGCAATGCAACGATCTCTCGGACAGCAACCGGATGATTTATATAATCTTCACCTGTATATTTTCTTTTCTGACCAACGCCACCATGAGCGCCAGCGGCGAACATATGTGCTTCGGAAATACTAGACATTCTTAACTCCGTTGTTTTCTAGTTGTGGTTATTTTCACAAATAAGAAAAGGCAGAAAACAATTTATTTAAGGCCATAAGTTATGGCCTTTATTTATTCATGCAGAAGGATTTGTAGCGCCTAATTGCCGGATAAAATGGGTTGAGGTGCTTGCCAGTAAGCTCCACCGTCCCATGTGAACCCCATGCGAATAAGAGTGTTTATTGCGGCTTTGGTAGACTCCGATTCGACACTGGCTTTTCGAAACTCTTGAACCTCTTTCGCCAACTTGTATGTAATTGTGCAGGGGACGATTGCAGCCCAGCCTTTCTCATGACTGTTAATGACCATCTGGATGTGACCATCCAGAATAGGTTGATCAGGCATGTTATTGAAAACGTCTGCCTGTTTTTGAATATGAAGAAAAAGCCTTGCCAGCTCCATTTGCTCACTACGAGACAAGGGATTATCAAGAGGGCTTTTTGCAAAAGCGGCTATACGCTGTGCGTCAATGCCAAACATCAGCGCACCTCACCATCTTTATGGCTGGAGTTAACTTCCGCCATTAAATGTCTGACGTAATCGACAAGAGAGCCACCTGGTGGAATCTGGCATTCCTCAACTAACTGGAAGTAGATATCCGCAGCATTACGTGTATTGCTACCCGCGCATATTCTTTCTTCCCGAAGTGCATGAAGCTCGTTGATCAAACGGTCACACTCTCCGTTACGCTGATCCACAACAGCCTCAAGCTCTGCGACGCGTTCACCTGGCGTCTTACCTTCTTTGCGTTGGATGGTAACGACGAAATCGCCAATTGCAGGGACGTTGTAATCCAGCTCAAGGTAGTTTTTGGCACCGCTGCGGACGAACTCACCCGCGAACATGGTGGCGAACATCGCAGAGGCCACTTCGCCGTTGAAAAGTGACTCCAGATCTAACGGAGTCCCGGCAGCAAGAGCCTCTTTTGCTGTATCCATTGCATCCATGAACCGATCAAACTCATTAGCGCGCTTTTCCAGGTCTTTCCATTGCTCGCTCCAACGTTTGGCAACGAAGTCTATGAATGTTTTCGCGGATTCATCAAAATCCCCCTCAAACTTAACGATGCCTTTATCAATAATGATCTGGCCTACCGCATCCTCTGCATAACCTTTCAATGTAAACTTGAAAGAAAAATCAGAACGGCCTGTGACGTTAAAATGCTCTAACTGGAGGTTGCTCATGTGTTTTTCTCTTCTCGTTTAGTTACTACATTCTTACACAAATTAAGTAAGTATTTACCTATCATTTAACGCGTTTGAAAACGTATACGCTGACTGTGATCCCGGTATCTTCAAACTCGTTGGTAAACGACTTCCCTCTGGCATAAACGTAATTATCCATCGTCATCCAGTCCAGTATTGGCGCAGTGCCCGGCAATACTGCTACAAGACGCCCGCCGACTTTCAGATGCCCCAGCGCAGCCATCGTGTGCTCTCTATGACGACCAAGCGAGTACGGCGGGTTCATAACGATTTTGTCGAACTGATAACCTGCGTTGTCCTCAGACCACTTTATGAAGTCGCAGCAAATCGTGTTCGTATACCCTTTTCCACGCAGGATATCAGCGAAGAGAGGTGCGATTTCTATGCAGGTAACATCTTCCAGATCGGCGTTAATATAGGCCAGAAGCTCCCCACGTCCGGCTTGAGGCTCCAGCAGCTTCTCACCAGGCTTCAATTCAGTGGCTCTGGCAACGTACTCAGCAATCAAGCGTGGGGTAGGGTAGAACTGGTGTGATTTTGTATCCGGTATTAATCCGGTAGCCACAATCGTATTTAGCGTATGGCCGATCTCATACGGGAACTGCCAGTGCTTTTTCTCCTGCACGCCGCCAATGAAGCTAAGTGTGCGCTCAAGCTCTTCCACCTGCGACTTCTGGAGAGCTGAATCAGAGAAGTACCATACGCCTTTGTCTTTGCTCAATCGCCCGTCACGAAGCGCAGTGCGAACCGGCACGGAGATCGTCTTCTGGATTAAACCGAACTGCTTTGGTGCCCGTGTTTTTGGCGCAGTTCGGCATGGCGCGGGGATTGCAGCAGGCATACTGTAAGCCAGCACCTCATTCAACTTCCAGGCCACGTCAGGATGTATTTCAAAGTGAACGTTGCCGTTCTTGAACATCTTCACGCGCATCAGATTTCCATCGACGTTCATCCAGTCACCGGTCTGGCAGTCGTTTGCCCTATACGCAGCTGATAGCACCTCAGCAGTGCGGTTGATGGTAATAAATTCTTTGTGCGCGAAGAAATGAAGCAAGACACGCAGATCGTCGATGTAGTCCTCTTTGCGATAGTTCACGCTAACGCTGTCCCGCCAGAAATCAGAAATGCAGTCAGCGATTATCAGACGCTCGCTGAAACCGTTTGTCTTATTTGTCTTGTGCGCAGGACTCAGCGCCTTAAACAAGCCATACACGCGCTCAGAGAGATATTTGTGCCTGTCATTCAGCAAATTAAGCATCGTGGGTATGACCGTTTCTGCTTTGAACTCCGGTACACCAACGAACTCTTTAACCTTCATCTGGTAGCCGGTTCTGTCAGTTTTGATGACTTCCTGTTTGCCCTCTATAAACTGCTCGCGCCACTCATCTCGACGGGAAGCTGGCATGATCAGCAAAACGTTAGTCATGTCCGTGACCTTCCTCCAGTACTCGGCCCAAATATTCTGTTTCACCCATTCCAGATCGACTTTATCCAACCAACCTCGATTTAAACGCGAGCGATCTTCATCTGGTCGATGGTTTAGTCTCAGCAGGCGATTAATCATGTTGTGGCGTTCGTCGCCATAAACGAAGTCGTGTACCTGATACATGAAGGCGATCTCTTTCTCGCACTCGGCCACGATTTCGTGGATGACATTCATTTCCTGACGATAGTCGATAGCCGTGTTTGAGCTGGCATCGTCGATGATAGAAAGGGCTGTATTCATAATTACACCATTAAATAATTTGTTTTCTGATTGGTGTAATTATCGCAAACTTGAAAAGGCATAAAAGCTGCATTCATAGGCGTTACAGCAGATTTAAGGCGTAAAAATGGGGGCTTTCGCCCCCTGTCGACTGGTGCAGTATTAGAGTGCGTATTGCGTTTTGTGCGGCTGCTTATTCAAGTCATGGCGATGCGTGAGCTCCCGCATCATGTCTTCAAGGCGACTCTTTGTGTCGTCGAGCTGGTCGGCCATTGCACCTAAAAGCTGGCGAACGGCCATCGGATCGTCGCTGTTTAGTGATGGCATTTTATAACCTGCTTTAGAAGACATAAGGTTAATTGCAGACATCAACATCGTTAGAGAGGATTTAAGCCCGGCAATTTCACGATCTTTGCTGGCAATAATCGTCTCACTTTTATTACCGTCATGAGATCCTTGAGTCTCGCTCACCATATCCAAAGTCGCTTGCAACTTATCAGCTCTCTCTTTTTCAGCAAGATAATGAACACCGAAATGATGTGCTAAAGCTACAATCTGAGTTGGCTCTTCAAAGGCGGACTCATAATTAAGTGCTGTAACCACT